TTGAAACTTTTAAGAAGATGATCGAATTCGTTGATTCGATCCCAACAGATCCCAAACTAAAAGCTAAGTGATCTCACCTTTGTGTTGATCGAATCATGGTCTGTGTCTTAAACGCAGACCAATATACTTTACCAATAACAGCTAATGTAGTTATAACCGCCAAGATGTTTCTGTGGTCTACAATCCAATTTCCTACACCATAAGACCAACACCAGGCTTCAAGCAAAAACATTTTCATATCAATCTTACTTCTGTGATTGATAAGGTGGTTGTTGATGTGGTTGTGTAACTGGTTGTGCGCCAGGCATCTCAGAGTTTTCTAAAGCATTGATACTTACTGAGTCTGGTCTACCTTGAACTTGATAAGCTTGTGGAGTTTCGTTGACTGGATCAGCAATCTCAAAATAACGTTCCAACTTCAAACCAATTTCTTCATAAAGCATTTCAAGAGTATGTTCTACACCCTTAATCTTGTTTGCTTCTTCATACAATTTAGCAGCAAGTTTCTTGACTTCCTTCATGTCACGTTCGACCATCTTTGCTTCCATCCACTCACCACACTCCTTGATAGCATAACGTTCAGCCAAATTGACTGCTTCCATAATCTTAGAAGCGGTAGAATATACACAATCAGCTTTGAGACTCTTACGATATTCGTTATAAGCCTTTACTGTTTCACGAAGTTTGACCTTCTCTTCTTTTGTAAGAGGAGAATAAGCGGTTTCTGTGGAATTCTCTACTAGATGTCTTAGCTTTATCATATACAATAAATATAGTTAAAATTGTGATTCTGTCTCAATTATTTTCTTATTAATACGCCAAAACCCAAGAAGTCTTCTTTCCAAGGTTTTTGATCTGGCAAATATTGTTGTGTAAATTCAATGTAGTCAAATCGAGCATCATTCTTTACCTCATTCCACACATTGACTACACCCAAACCTTTGTGGGAAATATCATGGAATACGATATACTTGGTATTTGGATTGTTTTCAAATAGTCTATAATCTGAATAACATCCTTCATATGTATGATCTCCATCAATAAAGACCATATCAATAACAGTATTGTCTACAAACTCTTTGAACTGTGGAGAACTACTATTTTGTGCCAAATGTGTATAGTTACAATACTGATCATACTCAGTCAATATATCAGACTTTGATGACAGATCACATGAAAACAACTTGATAGTAGGATTGTTTTTCTTCAATACTTCTGAAACCACGATAAAGTTACCACCCCATCTAACACCAATTTCCAAATATGATTTAACGTTTAAACTCTGCAACCATTTGATATAAGGTGCGAGTTGAATCGGATATTGCCACACTTTTATACCCTTACCAAAATACTCACTTAAATGTGTGGGTTGTTCTTCTGTTACTTCATCATTGAGACCAAATGTAGGAATTACGTCTGTCAATTGACCCACTGACAATGTATCAAACTCAGAGTTATGAATAAAATCAATCGTCTCTTTTAATGATTTGACAGACATACTACTTACAACTCCGAGATGATATCATGAATGATCTTCTCAATATTAGAATAAGGATTGATGATTCTATTTCCAGAAGGATTTACACTTTCAGTGATCTTTCCTTGTGGATACATGAATGCACCTTGAGTAGAAGGATTACTCACAAAATCAAATGCGATCAAGTCAAAATCGTCTTGAACCACATCGGCACCCTCTCTCATATCTTTCTTAACACTACCCAAACCACGGCTACTGATACCCAATAGAATACCAGCCTTGAGAAGATCCTTAAGAATGTTACCACTTGGAGTTGGAAGAATTTCTACAGTTCCAACCAAATCATCACCATCCCAACCCATGTCTACGATGTTATGACTGACATTCTTCAAGTTAACAACAGAAGACTCTGGATGGTCAAGTTCACCCATGGCACGACGTTGCTTAACAAAGTTGTCCATGTATTTAGTGGCTTCACGCTCTAAAATTTCTTTTGGATAAATTCTACCATTTTGGTTCTTTGCTTCAGCACGTTGTAGTGTGCCGGTCACAAGAAGTTTACCACTACTCAACGATTCGTTAAGTGCGGTCTTTTTGAATTCAAATGGTAATACGTCAATTAATACTGTTTTCATATTAAGCTGGTGGGGCTGGTTGTGCCTCAGGTTTTTCTTCTGGTTTAGCTGGTTGTTGTTTTGAAGTTACAACATTAGATGCTCCAGCAGAAGTTTGTTGTGATGGATCAACCAATGCTTTTGATTTAGCAATTTGATACTTGTCTCTTTGCTTTACATCGGCTGGTCCCAAAATCTTAATCTTGAATCCAGGCTTTACAAAGAACTTGGCTGCCTTTTGTTTACTTTCTTCACGGCCAAGAATAATGATTACATATCGATCATAATAGTAATCAATTTGAACTCCAGTAACATTGATTGTATAATCGGTTTCTGGTTGTTTGTATCCCTTACTAGCACGAACCACAATCTTTTTATTTAAAATTTGATCTTGAATCTTCTTTTGAAGTTCCAATTTGGTCTGTTCAGTTGCATCCTTCAACTTGGTGTCAAATTGAGTAAAATCTGGTTGAATGTCATATGACTGAACATTAACAGCTGGTTCTGCTTGTTGAGGAGCAGCTTGTTGTTGAACTGGAGCAGCTTGTTGACCGGCTTCGGCCTCTCTTGTTAGAAACCTAGAAGCACGATATCCTTCAATAATCTTCTTTACAGAATTACGTTGTTCTGTAGTTGGAAGAGTTGTTTGTGTCTTGCCTGCCAAACCTGGATCTAATTCTGGATCACCATGTTGAACCAACCCATTTTTATCTTTATATGTTGATACTGGTTCAATGTTTTGTGCTGGTGTCACATATGCTGGTTCACTATACATTTGGTTTTCCAAAGCATATCCAGGACTTTTCTTGACTGGCTTAGCCAACTTAAAACCAAGTTGTGTTGCAGCTCTAACATTTCCAGGCCCTTTACGAGAAAAGGCAAATGGAGTCATGTAAGCACCCGCAGCACTACTGGTGGATGCTTCATTCTTATTCTTTAATTGGTCCTTGACTTTTTTTTCGACACTTGCTTTCACGGCTGGTGTAAGCTTATTAGCATGTGCTTGTAGCCACGCATGATATTGCGCCTTATCAATACGTGCCAATTCACTATCACGATACAATTGAGCGTATTTTTTTACAATATCTCTAAATGGATCGCCTGATTCTTTAAGAAGCTTTTTCATCAGCAAGTTTGTTCAATTCTTCTATCAACTCATAAGCACTCAAAAGAGGAGTCAATTGATTCTCCTTTACAATGCCTGTCAGTGTTTTGTTTGAAAGCTGAGCAATCGTTTCGTTAAGTTTGATCTTGATAATATCACTCTTAACCAAAATCGATCTTTCCTTGAGAAGGTCAGCAACCTTCTTGTATTCATTATTAACAAATTCAGTAAACTTGTTAGTGTTGGAAACGTTTGTAATAAATTCCTTCAACAATACCTTTTGAGCAGGCAACAAAGAAGAATACTTTTTGTTGAAGTTTTCGATCAAGAACTTATATGCGAGTAACTTCACTTCGGCTGGTTGAGAACTATATACATCCAAAGCTTGTTCTTCGTTCTTCTTTTCTCTTGTCAAACTTTCTACTACACACTCTCTTGCTTCCAAAATTTCTTCTACATCAAACTTAACTTCATCAGATCCTTGGTTTTCAAACAACTTGTATACCGAGGCATAAAGTTTATAGTTTGGAATTTTATTCTTTAGAAATTCATCGATGTTGAACTGCTCCTTGATTTCTTTGATGAGGTTGTATTTTTCGGAGTTCAACTCACGTTCATTTAGTTTTGAACGAGTTTGTAATACTACGTTCAAAATACGATCAGCAGACTCGGCATTTTTAGAAGATTGACTTACTATAAAATTGTATAGTTGAAATTCTTTTCCGAGCGCAGTGCTTTCGTTAAAATATTTGAACATCAAATTCTTGGTGAACGATTCGTCACGACCTGCCAATATATCTGCGGTAATCTGTCGCGTGAGCAACTCAAACAATACTCCGCTATTCTTAAACTTAGAATGTTTAGCTTTTTTGCGCATATAGTTCTCTATTATTTATAAATATATTGAAATTTGGAAAATCATCGGATTTATATCATTCTTTGATGTTTGTTTCGTCCATATAAGATCCTGATACTCCTTCTCTCAAAATTTCTTTGGACTTATCCAATCCTTGTAGAATTGTCGATAGTGATTCCATTGATTCTAAAGACAATGGAGAACGTTTCTTATATTTGTGAGTAGGAGACAAATCACTGTCACTATTGTTCTCTAGTGTTCCAAGTGGATCTTCACCAAATGGGTATTTTCTAGCATCTTTTCTACCAGTTTGGTCCCTATCACGGTTTTCTTCTTTTTTACGGTTTGCTTCCGCACGTTCATGAGCAGACATCTTAACTTTTTCAGTCAATTTTGGCGTTTCTCCACCACCAGCTGGAGCAGTTTCTCCACCTGCGGGAGCTGTAGCGCTGGCTTCAGCACCTCCTCCTACTTCTCCTCCGCCTGCCGATTCTTCGCCTCCACCAGCGCTACCCCCTTCCGCGCCTCCGGCTCCGCCTTCTCCACCACCTTCTCCTTCTGAGCCCTTGGCCTTGAGGAAGTTCAATGCAGGATCGTTACCGTCTTCTTCGATCTGCTTAAATCTGTAAGTTCCCTTAGCATCATCAACAAGTTGTTTTTGCAACATAATCATGTCTTGATCACTCATACCAAAGACATTTTCATAAATCCACTTCTTGCTAAACAACTTTTGTTCTTGCATGTCCTTACTGACTTCAACCTTACTCTTCCATACATCAATCTTTTCCTTTTCAAAGATTGTAGAAGGATTGGTCAATTCAAGACTAAAATCAACAAGTGCCTCATCTCTGTATCCTTGACTATACAAATGAACCACAGCAATCTTGTTCAACTCACTGACAATAATACGTTGAATACGTTGGATCGTTCTGGCAAAACGAATATCTTCAGCAGCAAGTGTAGCCTTACCACTCAAACTCTCGTCGTAACCCAAGAATGCCTTAGGAATCTTAAGAGCTGCCATCATCTTGTTACGTAGATATTCGATATCGTCTGTTCCAGTCCATTCAAGACCTGGCAAGTTATCAATAGCAGTTCCACTATCACCACCACGAACTGGCAAGAAAAAGTCTTCAACCATGTTCTGTAGATTGAAACGAAGATTGTAATCACCAGTTGCTTGATCCAAATATGGAGTCTTCTTCATTTGTTGAATGATTCTCTCCATGTGATTATCAACTTCGTTTGGCGGAATGTTACCAATATCAATCTTGAAAATACGTTTTTCTGGAGCACGCATGATACGATGAATCAACATTGCGTCTTCCATCAAACTCAATTGCTTCCAAACACGACGAGCACCTTCCAACATACTCTTACCATAAGGCAAGAAGTTACTATCACTCAACAAACGGAAATGAGCCATCTGATAGTTTTCCAAATCTTCAATCTTGTTACCATATGGAAGATTGACTTGGAACTTTACGAAATTCTTATTTTGTAGATGCGCATTTTCTACACGGGTCACATAGTAACTACTGAGTGGTTCAACCATGTAAACACCATACTCTGGACTGATGTGCATTCTCAAATAAAAATCGCCATACTTGACCAAACTACGAGTCCACGACCAAAGGTTGAATTCGATGTTCAAGATGTCATAGAACAAATTATTTAAGATGCTCTTGATATCATCGTTGGTGCTACGAACGGTAATGATGTCACCCATTTCGTTACGAGTGGTGCATTCATCAGCATAAATGTCCAATGCGGATGCCAAAATTGGGTCCATGTCCATTGTGTCATAATCACGAAACAGTTCTACACGACTGCTTTGATATGACAAATTGAAGTCACGGGTATACGAATTATACGCAGTAGTTCTGAGACGATTGAAACGATCTCTTAAACTATTACGGTCGGTAGCATACTGAATTTCATCGGTGTCGATGACCTTGAGCTTTTTGCCACCTACGTTACGAACAATTACGTCGTTGCTGAAAAGTCTCTTCAGCCTAGCGTAAAGTGACCTATTTTTTAACTCTTGAAATGATTTGTCATCCATATAATGCTATCTAATATATAAGTATTACAACAACCAAGTTAGTGATTCTTTTTTACCTGTGCCTGGAACTCCGCCTCCTCCAGTTTCAAATTGCCACGTTTCTTGAGGTGATTGAATGATTTTATATTGTGATGATGGACCAGGCGTTGTATTTGTTACTTTTGTTATTCCGCCCAACATTGTTCGTGTATATGCCATTTGTTCAGTTCTTAACTTTAATGCGGTTCCACGGACCCATAGACCAATACTAAGAGCCATAACCAAATCGTCATTATAACCCCTCATTGCTTCTGCCTTAGGTCCATTCCAGATAAACACATTAAGTTCCTCATATGACCTAATAGACCGTATAGTGACTGATTTGTCTCTGAAACATGATTCCATATTACTTACCATCAACGGTCTATTCTTGTTGGTAGTTGTAAATCCAGGCACCAATTTCTTATCTTGAGCATTAAGTTTGTTTGTATAATTATGTTCTACATCAACCACATTCAGATCTGGTGTGCTATAGAAAGTGTTTTGATAATCTCTATCAATAATTTGTTGTAGTGTTCCCCAACCAATGTTGTTATTTTCTACGACAAGCAACGCACTGTTATATTCAGTTGCAATTGCCACCAACAAGTTACCATAATCTTTGGTAGTTAACTGACCCTTATACTCCGCTACTTGTGTCAATGTGTCAACATCAAATACATGAAATGCACTATAGTCAGCACCATCACCACGAGCACAGTCAGCAGATACGATATAGTTTTTGCTATTGTCTGGACGATCCCAAATCCACAAATCTTGACTTGCTCCACGTTTTTCAACTGGATCTTTGATGTAAGTTTGTTTGTAAAACTCAAGAGTATCAACCGACACAACTTGATTACCAGATGTTGAAAAGTCACAATCACACTCTTGAGCAGCACCTTTTACACCAGACAATTCAGTTTGTTTGTCACGCCAAGCTTGATCACGTTCTGGATGTAAATGCCATGGTAATCTAATTGTATTGAAACCATTTTCTCCAGCTTCGGCAGCAACCCATGTCTTGTGGAAAAAGTTACCAACACCATTAGGGGTCGATAACAAAATAGCTCTACCACCAGTTGACAACGTATACTGAGCAGACAACCAAATTTCTTCAATACCATCAATGAATGCAGCTTCGTCAATGATTAGAAGTGACAATGCGGCAGAACGACCTGCGGTTCCAGCACTTGACACAGCTTTAATTTGAGAACCATTTTTAAGACGTAGTGACAAACGATTATCTTCTACACATGGAACTTTTAACCATGTAGGAAGATTGTCATTGGCAAATCTAACCTTTGTAACAATTTCTTTTGCAGTCTCTTGCGTGATACTGATGATCAAGATGTTCTTGTCTGTATGGAAAGTCATCAACCACAAACTATATGCTGCCGTCAAAGTAGAAATACCCATCTGACGACTCTTTAGAATGATGTTGAGACTATGATCCACCATGTCTTGTAGAGCACCTTCTTGGAAGGGATACAAGTCAAAGTTGCAGGTTCCCTTGACGGGATGTTGAATTTTGACATACTTCTTCATGAAGTATATCGGATTTTCAACACACTTCTTATACTCCTGCTTTATTATTTCTCTTAGATTTTGCTGACTCATATTCTTTTTCTAAATTGTCAATAAACGTGTCGATTTCTGACAATCTAGCATTTACATACTCAAGATCCTTCAAAACATCTTGTTTGATCTTATCAAGACCGGTCTCACCCTCCCACTTTTCTATAGAACCATCTTCGTTGATAAACTCAAGAGGTTTACCCTCTTTTTCTTCACACCACTTGAGAGTTTCATCAAACTTCTTTTTGTATTCAGACAAAATTGCTTTCTCATTCTTAAAGTCACGGATCTTGTCAAAGTATTCCCAAGTTCCATCCATCTTCATCTTAGTTTCATTGTTAGTGAAACAGTCATAACACAAATGTGTCTTGGGCCAAACTTGTGAATCCAAATAGTTACCCCAACGAACGTCGGCACTACATTGCTTACAAATTTGTTTGTTGTCGATTATAACCTTCTTTGGAACTCGACGTTTACTACCATTCTTCCAAACCCATTTACGACCTTGACCATCCTCCCACTCTTCACCTTCTTTACGTGTGGCGTTATTTATGTCTTCGGTGTAACCAACTTGTATAAATGGTCGATTTCCGTCCAGATAATCTTTTACAATCTCCAGATTGCTTTTGCCTTGTGCTCTTTTCATAACCAATATTTATTTATTTTATTTCCCAAAACCACTTTGTAGTCCCTTAATAATGAAACTACCAGTTATTTTAAATGGACTACTGTGAATACTAGGATCTCTGACCACGATTCCTTCGTGTTTTTCAAGATCACCAATTTCACTAGTAGCATTCTTTAATATTTCATCACCAAGTTTGATTGTTGCCAAATATACAACTGTATCATTGACAACTTTATCTATATCTTGTCCCTCAAAATCCATAGCAATATTCTTACTAGCAACAGCCTTTTGGAACTGTTCACGGGTAATCAATGGTGTTTGAATATTTACATCTTTTAACCAATCCTTCAAACTCTTTGTGACTGGATTGCCTTGTGGATACAAAGTAACCTTTTCACCGAGTGGTTTGGAGAGGTTTGGCTTGGTCTTAAACTTGGTGTCAACACTACCCAATACCTTAAATCCACGTTTCTTAGCAAACACATTCAACTTATTGATATATGATTGCATGACTGTCTTATCATAAGGAATTTCAGTAGCTACTCTGGATTTGACACTACCATCCTTACCAAACGTCTTGGGTTTGATTTCTTTCAAACCGTGAATTGCCAAGAAGTTACCAATGTCTTCGTAACCCAAAACATTTGTTTGTCCCTCAACATATTCAACGTTCAACAAAATGTTTGGATTGTTCAACAAACCAAGAGCCTTCAATTCGTTTGTTGTTGATGGAATTGCATCATCAAAAATTTGAATTACAGTAGAACCAATCTTGATGAATCCATGTTCAGCACCTGTTTCTGGATTTGGTAAAAATCTAGCAGATAGATCTTGTGGACGCATTCCCTTGATGTCTAATGGTTTTGCACTACCACGGTCCATCACAAATTCTCCATTAACTAAACGAATACTTGCATTAACACCGTCAATCTTTACACTGCCAGTTCCCTTTTCCAAAGAATTAATGGACTTTTGAAAGATATCAACTAGTTGTTTTCCGTTGGATGCAAAGTCAAATGGATGTTCCATGTGGCCACCAGCACCACCTTCTCTAAGAACTTCCGACAAAATATTACTCAGCTTTATCATATGGTTTAATAAATGTTTTTTCGAATGTAGATACGCCTTTTAAGTATGAACGTTTGGTTTCATCAAGGGCATCATCTGTAAATTGCCAATTCCAAAACAATTGGTCTGGTGTCTTGAATCCAAAAAATTCAAGAACACTCTTTTGTGTTTGAACAACGTGTTTACCATTCCAGTTCTGACCAACAGCAATAAATCCAGCATCAATATCTTTAACTAGATTGGACTCACCCAAAGTCGAGTGTCTATTTTCAATCCAAGTCAAACGTTCAATCAACTTTTGATAATAACCGTTGGCTTGACCCCATCTGACACTTGCAAAAAATAATACACAATCACTCTCAAACAACTCCTTACTGATCTTCCAAAGTTCGTCACCCTTCTCATTTACACTAGCCCAACAACGATGATGACCACTTGGATTTTGTTCTTTGTTTTTCAATAAAGCACCAATTGTTCCACAATGGTTGCCACCAAACTCTTTGTTGCTACTCACATTACCTTCACATGGAACGATGTGTAGTTTTGTTGTGTCAATCAATGTTACTTTTTCTTTGCCAAGCAACTCTTGAATTTTAATGGCTAACTGACTGCTTTTTGGAACATCGTCTTTATGTTGAGACCAACGATTACTTGTAGTCAATAGTAACACTTTGTTTTTACTACGCAAATAATCCATGGTCTTCTTGTATTTTTTAGCATACAAGTCCATGTCTTGTTCACTTGCTGGCAATTTAGCCTCTGTTAGAAGGTCTGATAGACTAATCATCGCATATAAATATGTGGTGTTCTCAAAAAATATCTATATTAATTTATCAATCTAGTCTGTTCAAATAAACAAAAAACCCCGGCTTTTTAGGGCCGGGGTCTTGATTTAGTTTACTCTAGGTTATTCACCGAAAGTAGCACCAGTTGGCAGAATGTTGAAGTCAAGCAATATGAATTCAGCAGTTCTGGTTGGTTGAATGAAGATTTGACCGTAAAGAATATTGCGATCAATCAAGTCAGGAGTGTTGTTTTCAGCATCCATCTTAACTTGGTAAGCATAGATACCGTTACGTTGTTGAACACTCTCCAAGTATGGATTGACGATACTCAAGAAACGGTTACGTGTAGCAGCTACGTTTTGTTCGAAGACCAAGTAGTTGCTTGAACTTGCGATAAACTTCTTCAAGTTGATCAACAAGCGACGAACATTCACACGATCCAAGGCACTTGGTTGGATTTGAAGAGTCTTTTGACCCCAAACCACGATACCTTGACCTGGGAATGCGGCAATTGGATTGACACGGTTCTCATAGAGAGTGTCACGTTCAGCATGAGTCAATCTGTCAAGAACTTGAACAGCTTGTGGGATTCCACCACGGTTTAGACCGGCTGGAGCATACCATTCAGCAGCTGCGTTGTCGTTAGCGGCATAAACCGATGGCAACACCACAGAAGGTGGAACACTGATAATCTTGTTCAAGTTAGTGTCGAGGATCTTGACCCATGGGTAGTAAGTTGCGACGTAGTTACTATCAATTGTAGCAACCGTGTTGATTGCAGCATTGATCAAACCTACGCTTTGGTTACTTGCTGGGAACACCACGTTATCCATGATATAGAAACAATCTCCACGAGCTTCACACATATCAATGGTGATCTCGGTGACATAGCTGTGTTGTTCACGGAAGATACCTGGCAACACGATCAAGTTGATATCAAACTCATCGGCGTTACCGAGAGCAGTGATACATTGCTTGTATGCGATACTACCTGGGCTTGTAATGTTTGTGCAATCCAAACCTTGGGTATTACCAGCAGTGATGTCAGATCCAACGTTGATTGGAATTGCTGGCCATTGACCATCAAATCCACCTTGGAATCCAATCACGAACTTACGAAGTCTTACATAAGTAGATTCGTTGACTGGATCGTATACTGAAGGAATACTACCACTCAAACTTGGAGCGAGCAACGAGCCTGTGCTTGCTGCTACACCTTGAGCATAGTATGAACAATCAGTTGTTCCCCATACCTTGGCTTCAAGATCGAAGTCGATGTTTTCACCGTTTTGATCTGCACCACCGTAGTATGGAAGTGGCTTGAAGTATTGTTTTGTATCGTTCTCAATACCAACTCCGAACGAAGCGGTAGGATATAGAGCAGCGATTTCAGCTCCACTTTCTGGAACTTCACCGAACACTGTTCCCGATGGATACTTACCAGGTCCAAGACCATAGATAGATGCCTTACTGTAACGAACTGCTGGCAACAAGTTACCAAGAGTTCCGTCTACTGGAGTTGAATATGATTCGAAACCGTATGGAACAACCGATTGTGGGTATGCCACATCAGTCATTTCGATACGAACATACTTACTCAAGTTTACGTAAGTTCCGTATTCTACGATCTTACTGGTGTTCGTAATGTAAGCATAACGATCACCAATACGACGTGCAACAAAGTTTGCACTGTCTGGATCAAGGTTCAAGTTTTGGAAGATTTCGAGATACTTAGGACGCTTATCGGTGTCACTGTAAGCACGAACAGCAAGAGTGAATGAACCCCAGTTGCTGCCTGGAACAGTTCCGGCCAACTTAACGTTGCTAATTTCGATCTTATACTTCTTGTTGCTCAAGCTACCATCACTTAGAGTGTGAACCTTGAACAACTTGAACTTGGTAGGAACAGCAACTTCATCAGCGCTTCCCTTGAATGGAGCAATTTGTTGACTGTAGATCCATGGTGTCTTAGCATTTGTGATAGCAAATTGTGAATCACCACTGTTAGGATCTAGTGAGTATTGATCCAAGAACTTCATAGACTCACCAACACTGAACGAAGCAGATGGAGCAGTTGCTACTTGCAATCTCCAACCACCACCCTCCGCATTTGGACGGGTCTTTTCAGCAACGAATCTCTTGATGGTGTCTTCGAAGAGGATGTAGTTATAAGCAGCCTCAATCTTTTGACCAGCAATTTGCTTAGAAGGATTACCAACAGTTGGATCAATTCCGAAAACGTCCTTGATGTAGTTGTTGTCGTCTTCATTCAAACTGAAGTCATAGTAACCATAGGTTCCGTCAGAAACGTTACCATCAGTATCAGTCCAGTTGTATCTCAAGATAAGTTGATAAACGTTGTCGTTTGGATTTACAATACCTTGATATGGATATATTGAACTGGTCAATTGACTTACAGCAGAGGTATCGAATCCGTATACTTCATAGTCGCTACTGAATTGTGTCGAAGCATTTTGGGTGTTTGCCAAAACTGCGAGCACAACTGGTGAACGACCAGTAGTAGATGGATTACATGGATCAGATCCACCCGAACCATCAGCTTGGAAGTTTCCTGTAAATGCTCCGTAAGAACCACTCACAAGACCCAAGAATCTCAATGCGGCACCGCAAGTTGCGGCACTACGAACAGTGGCAAAACTACCACTCTTGACATACAATGTGCTTGTAGCATCAAATGTATCTTGATCATATGCCAATGTAATATTGGTTGTAGCACCACCAATATTCAACAAGCTTGAAGTCAACAAGAAGGAAACTTCAGTGCTTTCTTGAATTGCTCGAGCAATTTGTGTTTGTGGTGTAGCTGTGCTACTTCCTTGAGCACTAGAACTCAAGAAGAAATACAAACCAACAGATCCCGAAGGTGCCAAGTTGCCACCATCATCGAAGTATCTGCTGAGTTGTGCAGTTTCTACTGTTCCAAGACTTACTTGTTTACCAGCATACAACTTACTACCACTCAAGTTACCAGTTCCATCATAGTTGGCTGGGAAACCACTGGTCAATGCGGCACTACCAAATCTTGCATTGATACTACCACTAATTGTCAAGTATGAACAATCAAATGTTGAATAAAGATGTGGCGAGAATGCGGTGTTCGCACCAGTTTCTCTGTGAGAACACAACTTTGCATTTGCACCAACACTTGTATCCAATACTACGAATGGGAACTTGACTTGTTGATTATTGATCTTAGTTACCGAAGCAGTCAAATAAGATCCAGATCCGGCTGGGAATCCGGCCACAATATTGCCCGTAATACCACTATCTATCAAAATAGAGGTAAATGCACCAGAACCAGACTTGAAAATATATCCACTTGGTGCCCATTGTGTGACATCAAACCATGCCAAAGCATAGTCAGAACCACCACCCGAAGGAGTTACCTTTAGTCCGTTATCAACAATCGAAGCACTAAATGCTGAATCAGCATTGTATGTGGTCAAACTTACCAATTGATAAGCATCTTTCAATGCTACAAGAGAAGCAGACAAACTGTTGATGTCTGGCAAACTTGAATTTGCACCAACGAAATCAGCAATTTCTTGATTTGTAGTGTTAGAACCTGTAATCCAGATACCTGCGAGAGGGTTTGTTCTGGTTAGAGCGTTTGGTTGAATTTCCCATGATGATGCACTGTGAACATATTGAATGTTTGCAGTATAGTCATCACTGTTCAAATACATGAACGAAGCAGTGGTCAAAGCACCAATGTCTGCGGTTCTCAACCATTGACCTGGCTCAGCATAAACCACTAATGGGTTCTTTTGCCAGTAACCAGTCAATCCACCAACACGGACGATAGTTACAACGCCTTGTTGAATGAGATATTCTTTTGCAGTGTAGGGACCGTAGTATACACCGTCAGCAATACCGAAGCGTTGTTCTAGTGTTGCTACGTCAGTTATAATATTTGGGTAAAACGCAGGTCCGTCAGCAAACGGAGCCACGATTGCACCACCGATGTTGGCTACGCCTTGGGCTAGCCCCGATAAGTCATTTTCTCTGGTGAATACACCAGGACTTACTATTTGTTGTGTTGGACTCCAGCGTCCACCTTCTTGAATTGGCATAATTTATGTTCCTTTCAGAGTGTCAACTTAACTTTTCCAAAAGTTATGTTTACTTTATAAATATTGCCAAAAAAGTGGAACACCTAACTATTTATATCCTCTTTAACTTTTTTTCACCGAAAATCGATCTTGCTATACCCATTTTCTTTTTTGATCTCTAGTTGTTGATCAACCATGTCTCTCATTTGATCAAGATGGCTGATAATCCAAATAAACTCAAATTGGTGTTTCAAATATGTAAATAGAGCACCCATCTGTCCCAAATGATCACTATCAGCACATCCAAATCCTTCGTCAATACAAATAATATTGGGTCTAGGTAGATTACTAATATTAATCAAAGCAACTCTGATTGCCAATCCACTCACAAACTTCTCCATACCACTAGCCATTTCAAGAGGCCAACGTTTGTCATCATAAACAATGTTGGTCATGATGTTTTTACCGTCAGTTTGTAGAGTAACACTAAACTCAACAATCTGATGAAGAATATTGTTAACTTCTTTCTCAATCTCTGGCAATGTCTTGGAAATAACATCATATGGAATACCGTCACGACTAATAATTGCGGTATACAACTTGTAAGCTTCATATGAAGACTCCAACTCCTTTACCTTATTCAATTGATCGGTAGTATTCTTATATTGAAGTTCCAACTTACCCTTTTCGGTAGAAGCAGTGAACAATTTTGAATTCACAAACTTAATCTGAGTTTCAATATCCTTGATAAAAGACTTGTGTTCATCAATTTGATCCAACAACTTCTGATTGTTTTCAATAGTATCCTTATTCTTATAGAAACTATCAATTGCATCAACAATATCCTTCAACTTGTTTTGCAACGTAATCAAATAGTTTTCATCACGTAGTATTGCCGTATTGATAACACTACGCTTCTTTTCCAATTTGACTCTATCATTATTTAGACTCTGACAATTTTTGTATCTAGTCTCAAT